TTGACCACCGAACATACCCTGTGCACTAGAGTCGAGACGCAACATGTAGGTCATCCATTGATCGATCCAGTCAGCGGACATCGTAGCTAATGACCTGTAAACAACCATACACACGGCAGCGGCACTGTCGGGCACCTTGGCAGTCAGCGGGTCGTCCTTGATTGACTGGAGTGACGGTAGCTGATCGGCCAGCTTGACAAACGCCGTTAAGTCCATCGCACCACGCTCGCCTATCGTACCCATGAGTAAACTTGTCAGGGTCTGATCGTCGAACATGTGACGCTTATGCAAGTAGTCGCTAGCCGCTTCGAGTGAGCGCGGGGTAACGAACGCCGCACGTTGTGCTTTGGGATGGAAAATGTACGGGTTGTCCTCTGGATCTTGAATATCCTCGAACCCATCAAACAGATGTGGGTTGTCCTTGGCCCAGCCCAGTATGGTCGGGTCGATGTTGTTGTTGATGCCCCACTCGATCCACTCGACGTTGTCAGGTTTACGCAGTGTCACCACCGTGATGGCATTGCGCTGGTGCGACATCAGTACGTCACCGACACCTTCTGCCCCAAGGTTAGTCGTGGCAAACACGATTGACCCCTCGGGTAGCGGTGTCGCACCGACCACACGCTCTAACATCGTACGACGTACGCCTTGCTTGACTGCGGGGTTGGCCTTGCCAAACTCATCGAACATCAGGATGACTGGCTTGGCATGGTGAATGCCCAGCTCCTCGTTAGGTACAAACCGAACGAAATCGGCATCGTCACCTAGTGACTTGAAGTTGGGGATCGCAATGTCACCCAGATCCTTGGTCGTACAATCGAAGTAACACGGGACGTGGGTTGGTAGCTTCTCTGCTAACATCTTAAGCAGTGATGACTTACCTGTGCCCATGTGACCTTGTACGAGAATCGTACGCTGGTGGCCGCTGTGCAGGATAGCGTTAGCGACTTGGTCAAGGTTTAATGCATACATTTGTTGTGCGTTCATGTTGTTCTCCTTGTGGTAGTCCGTGGACTACCGTTGTGTGTTGTTGGTTAGATATCCAATGAAGGTAAAGAATTGATGGCATTGTCCACGGCTCGCTTGGTCTCAGCACGTAGGAACGCGTCATCACGTAGTGCGTCAGGTGTCACGCCACGCAGTGCATCTTCTAGATTGAGGCGCATGGCCGACATCTGAGAGTCACCCGTCACGTTGCACACGTCGAGCAGGTCCACCATATCCAGCACGTTGTCCACCAGCGTGTCACGAAATATCTTTTTCTCTTCATGGTCGCCGTAGTCCAGACGTTCTGACATCTTAGAGAGTGAGTCGTACACACGACGCCACACGTCGTTCATTGCACGCTGTATCTGTTCCGAATAGAACTCCTCATAATGTGTTTTCATCTGATCAACTGCGTCAGCCCCCACGTCGATGCGGAAGTCACCCGCGTCAGGTAGTGGCATGTAGTTGAGTCGGAACCCGAACTTAGATGCGATGGACTCGATAGACGGGTAGTCGTCTGCTCGCCATAGTGCACCTAGTCGCGCTTGCGCTTGGCTGTATTCCCAACCGTACGCGTTTATGAACACATCACCGAGACGCTCGAACTCATCTTGAAGCTCGGTCATGGTCTGGTGGTACTTGGCGTACATGGCGGTGGGTAGTAGACGCAGACCCACATCAGACCATGGCATGGTCATCGAGTAGTGGATGTTACGTGCGTTAGCGCCGAACTTGCGGACAGCGGTCAACTCGTCACAACCGCTTAACAGGTTCTTGTTTACGCTAGCTGCGCCGGAGTCAGCACCGTTGGTGCGTGTAACATCTTCTGACGCTTGCTTGTCTTTTTTACGTGCAGTCCACGTGCTGATGGATAACTCGACCAGCATGGCAGACGTACCGATGGATGGCACACTGATAGCTGGTGTAGTCTCGTCAGCAAAAGTTAGTGTGGAACTAACATTTTGGTTGTTGCTGTCATTATGTAACATAGTCGTTCTCCTTGAACGTTGTAGTAGTAAGGACTGGGAACCCGTGACACAAGGCGTGTAAACGTGTTACACGATGGAGACCTCATGCCCGAGTTCCCAGCTTACATATTATCTCACATATAGCAGGTAATGTCAAGTTATACCAAAACGTGGGTATAAGTGTAATGTTCTGTTGTTTCATGTATTGTTCTTACAATGTTCGTTTTTGGAATGGCGTAAGCTGTTGATGTGAAAGCAATGTTCTAATGTTCGCTGTTTTGAGAAGAGTGAGCCTACCCTGAGAGGGGGGCCGAGTAGAACAGGAAAACGAACAATGTAAACGAGATCCTTTCGACCAATGAGGCATAATTTTATAAAAAACGAACATTATATATATATTAACAAATAGATAAGATATGTCACGTTTTGATAGGCACTAATTGGCACCTTTGCGCTAACGCGCACACCATTTGCCACTAAAATATAATGTTCGCACGTGCTCTAAAAAAACCGAACATTCACCGAACATTACGAACATTAGCCGAACAATACAAACCCATTTCCGAACATTATGCCAAGGCTCGGCGCGACACCATCAACTGGTATCTTAAGAAGTTAGGGAATTCCTTAACTTATGTTATTTTTGCACTAATTTTAGCTCTCAAAAAATGGCGTCACCATTGGGTTGTGCGGTTATTCGGGTTATTCAATTTTTCGAACGTGGCGTTCAGGCCGGGCCATGTAGCTATCATGTGATAACACGTTAGGCTCGGCGCAACACATATAACTGGTCTCAACTTGTTAGTGTGGCACTAACTTACCAAAAGACCGAAAAGACCAAACCCTTATATTTTGTTTGTTTGGTTTTTTGTCGCGTAGCTATCATGTGATAACACGTTAGGCTCGGCGCGACATCATCAACTGGTTTCAAGGCCACCGTAACGTTTAGACCCGCCCAATAACCAACCGCAACATTAAAGGCTCGGCGCAACACATATAACTGGTCTCAAACGGTAGGCACAAAAAAACCCGCCGAAGCGGGTTGGGGTTAGGGTTTGCACACGATGGTGAAAGGTAGGTGTTGGATAGGTAACCTGTAAACAGGTTTGTGAATGTCGGGCTGGCTGACCCGACGCATTACTGCTGATTCCAAATAGGCAATGGTGAAACGGTCTCGAATCTCGACCGTCTCGCGGGTCAATAGATCGGATAGGTATCTCATCTAGCACCCCATCAAAGGTTGAAAGGAAATAAGAATCGATAGGGCACTTACAGATATAACGTTGAATGCCAATATCACGCCATTGATTAGTGTTAACTTAAACATCTTAATGTCTCCAAATGAAAAGCGCCCCGTAGGGCGCTGGTAGGTTACTTAGACTTGGTACCGATTAATTTGATCACTGTCTCACACTGCTTGGCTACCTTAGTGACATCGAACGGGGCGTCCTCTGCTTTCTGGCATGCTTTGATTACCGCATTGAGGTGATCAATACACTTGACGTCGAGCTGTCGAGGTTGATTACCAGTGCGCCCTTCTGACTCTGCTTTTAAGCGTGTCGCAATTTGCCGACCAAATGCCCCGAATCGTGAGCCAGCCTGTTGAGTGTAATGGCGCTTATCACTCTTCTGGCGTTCAGTTAGCGCTTTAGCAGGTATCGGTAGTATTTCTTGGATATCCTCTGGAAAGCCTGCCTTTATCAACCCCATCACATACTCGTACTCTTCTGGGGTGATAGTTGATTCCGCTTTCCGTTTACCTTGCAGAGGCGAGATGTAATCAGTGACCCGATTGAAGCCTGAAGCCACTAATTCATCTAGTGCGGCGATTGATGCTGATGTCGCCTTTTCGTTGAGATCGTCTGCTTCTTGAGCGATTACGATGTAGCTGGTTAACAGCTGGGGGTTTTGTAATTTACGCATGTCATTTTCTCCATGTAATGACGTTAAAAGAATGTCGACGGGTGTCTCCCGAAGACAGGACCATTTAACCATTACACATGGTGACATATCAATAGATAACCTGACATGTTGTGTGTTTTGTTAGTGTGGCACTAACTTTTTTGACAAACCGTGAGGGGTACCCACCCCCTATGACCCCGCTGTCAGCATTGCGTACCTACTTACATATATATTACTAATCTGCACAAACTTAGAGTCCATTTTTGAGTTCCAGCACCCCACCCTCCTCTACACAGGAAACACCCCCCTTCCTTTTTAAAATCGGCTTAGAAAAAATTTTTTGCGTAAAAATTTTGAGTTTGGTATAAATCGCTACCAACGGTTAGTAAACCTGCGGAAACAACATGTCTTTAGAGATTGAACCCGAAGCCGGTATACCGTTCTCGGATAAGGTTCCTAATATTGATCTTCGTACTCGCGTAGAAGCCGCGAGTAACACTGCCGCTATGCTTGCAGAGCATGGGCTGGATGTCGTGCCGACGACTGAAGACAATGAGATAGCCGCAAAACTAACCCTAGCTTATGCAGATGACCCTGAGAAAACCTCAAAGAAGGTGAGTAACAAGCGTGCATCGACGCTACCCCCTGCCGCATTGATGGCGACACACGGTATTTTGACTGAGTTTGGGCACTCAGTCGTTGAAAGTGCTACCCAAGTGCGTCATTTGGTGACTAATAAACTGATCGAAGAGACCGAAAACCCTGATCCACGCGTTAGAATCCGTGCATTAGAGCTACTAGGTAAGATTTCAGACGTTGGTTTGTTTACAGAAAAGGCTGAAGTCACCATAACGCACAAAACAACCGACGAATTACGCGAAAGTCTGCGTGCAAAGCTGGCAAAACTCGTAGAACCTACCGAAGAACCCGAAGATGCAGTGATTATTGACGGCGATGCCATCGATGTGGACGAAGAATTAGGGTTAGTGGATGGCTGAAACGGCGTTAGATTTCTCAGATGACGATATCCAGACACTTTTGGACAATCTGGACGCGTTTTCAGCGGATGAGATCGTTGAAATCGAAAAAATCACGGGTGAACTGTCCAACCGCAAGCAAAATCAGGCCGCATACAACGATTTGATCGCGTTTTGTCAGTTGATGATGCCAGAATTTATTGTTGGTAAGCATCATCGGCTACTGGGAAACATGCTGATGGACATCGAATCGGGTGATAAAGACCGTGTTTGCGTCAATATACCGCCCCGTCACGGTAAATCTCAGCTTGTTC